CAGGTATTTCCATGACTTAACATTTTGGTCGAGCGATGTAAGGTAGAATAACTTATCGGCTGTGCCGTAATGCTCCTTAACGGTTGTAACCGTTTTGCGGAGTATAACCAGCTTGCCGGTAACAAGGCTATCAGCCACGACCGTTTTGCCATTGTGCTCAGGTAAAGCTTTTTTCCACGCGTCTATTTTCTGCTCCGCATATTTCAGCATTACCCTGTTAACAAAGCCCTGAACTATTTTTGCAAGCTTTTTGCCACCGTAAGCATTGGTTACATAAGGATGCTTCAGGCTGAAAATCTTACCCGTGAACGCCGGGTTACCTTCGAGCCCGGCAGGTGGCTCGGGAACGTTGTCGCCAATGTTGAACAGTTTCCCGTTTGGGGCCTCGTCGGTATTGGTAATACCGCACTTACAGTTCCACAGGCTTCCGGGGTATTGAATTTGCCAGAATGGATGAGTGATTGGTAATATAAGCCCGTACAGCATTACATGCGGCTCGCGCTTTACAACGCTGGTTGACTCAGTCCAGCGCAGGTTAGGGTAAAGATCGGCATCGCGCTGAAATTGTTTGTACCTGGCAGCCATGCGCGCACGGATCACTGCGGTATCATATTCCGTTTTCAGCCAGTTCCGGTTATACTCGCCTATTACGGGCTCAGCATCGCGCTTGAATTGATCAAATGGCTTGAGCTTCCCGTTTTCATCGAGTAGAAGCTTTGCCAGGTCATTCTGTTGCCGGTGGGTCTTGAATGCCGAAAATACCCCGTTGTTGTGCTTCAGCTCATTTACAAAGTCAAAGTCGGGGTGATCATACGAAATGGAACCAAAGCCGGTATCTACAGCCCCATTAAGCGTGTCGAAAGTAACTTTAAACAGATTGGGCTCAATGCCGGTTTCTACATCGACCAGCTCATTGTAGATATTCTCCAGTGCTTTATTTAATATGTCCCCGAAGTCGTCTAATTCTCCAACCGGGTTATTAAGCGCGTAAAGCTCCTGACTGTATAGGCCGTCAACTAAAAGTTTAAGGGAGCCCCCCCGCGCCTGAGGGCCTCTGAGAAAAAACCAAAGAACCTTTCCATCGCGGTGGCCTCCGCGCCCTTCTTTTTAGCTTTACCAGGCACTGGCCGTTTCGGATCAGCGGTTTTGTCTTCCGGATCATCAGTATCATCCTGGCCGCCCACCGAAACGGTTTCGCCATCCTGAGGCATTCTAACCCCCGAAACCTCGTATATGTACTCGTTTGATACCGGGACACCACTACCCCTAACCTTCAAGGCAATATTAACCCGCTTTTCTGTACTCAGGCTCTCGCCCTGCTCTGTAAATACGAATTTACCACCCGCGACCGGCAGCCCCAGGAGCTCCCATACGGGCAAGATCTTACTATTGAGCACCCGACGCACAAAACGGCGGTCTGACTTGTTTTTGTCTTCAGATACGTCTTTATGCGTTTCTGACTGTGATCTGCTTGATCCGTCGACGGTGGTCATGGTTTCGCCCAGTACAGCGATCAGAATTTCTTTTTCACAACGGTCGATCAGCTTATCAAAAAGCTCCCCGTTGCTGTTGCTGGTGGCTTCCTTTTGATCAAGTTCAGCTTCTTTAGGAACCACCATGTTCAACTTGCCACCCGCCATCTGTAACGCCTTTATCAGCTCATCGCGAACGGTGGTGTCGTAGGCTGAGTACTTCCATGCCCGGAACGGCATGCCGAATATTTCGGCAAATTCAGTCCAGTCCCCAAAACCTCCCCTTTTGTAGATAACATAAACGGCAGCTTTGTAAATATAACCAAGCGGGTCGTTCGGGTTGATAACTTCAACCAGGTAGGGGTTATCGGCATAGGGCAGGCCGTCCTCTTCCCCCTCGTTGGTGACCACCATTTTTGTGGCCGTATTGAGGTTTCGGCGAGGGACATTGTAGAATTTTAGCGAGGGCATTACGCTCATAACATCAATCACAGAAATACCCCAAGCCAATGCCTCCATAATGTAAGTCAGCAGGTTTTCAAACTCAACGCTATCCATCAGGGCGTTGATTTCCGGATCAGGCTCGCCCCTGGCGTTTAAAAATACCAGCTCTGCGTTGGTAACCGCCTCGGTGCGCTTACCTACCGATACGGACAACGTACCATCTGACATCATGTTTTCATATAGACGGTATAAGGCGTTGCGCCTGCCCATCTTTGCCGAGTTAACGGCACTTCGCCAGGTTCCGACATCGGCGCTTTCAACGTTTGCGGGCCTCGCCTCAACAATGATAACGTGTTGCTCAATCTTTGGGGCCTTGCCCCCTTTTTTTACCTCTACAGCCATTTAGATATAGTTTTCGCGTTTGTAATTGCTATTCCATGACACTGATCCTGCCGTATTATCGGGCTGCACGGCGATAGGCAAATCGGGCACTACCTCACCGGCCTGAACCGATTTTAACCAGGACACGGCCCGGTTATAACGATCCTGCCGCGACTTGTAATCGGTGCCGGGGTTCGCTAAATTTATGTAGTGCCAGATGGCGATATCCTTAACAAAAATGACCAGTAGCGCGTTACGGGCATCCCCGACTTCGCCAAAAATAACTGGTATATCAAACTTGTGCAGATACCCTTTAGCCTCTTGGGTGGCCCCTTCGATGGCGGCCGTTAATAGGGTGTCGTCTGTGCCGCTGATTGCCTCTATCTGCTCGTCGTAGAGGTGTGTTTTAATCTCGTCTAATGTGATGTACATGGTTAATCGGGGTTATTGGTGTCGAAAAAAACAAGGCTTTCAGTATTGGTAACATTCACATTATGATTGAAAAAGCCGATCCGCTTTGCGCTCCTTACATCATCGCGGTGGAGCACCCGGTAGCGCATGGCCAGAAAGTAAACCCGGTATCGCTTACCCCATTTTTTATTGAGCCTCATGGCTTTCCGCTTAGCCCTTTTTAAAGCGGCCGGTCGCCCGTGGAACCTGATGCGCAGCTCCTTTACTTTAAGCCTTACCGGCCTGAAGTATTTTGACTTCCAAAGCAGCACTAAGGCGGTAATTATGAGAATTGCCGCCAATACCTGTTTGATTATGATAATCGGAATGATCATATACGGTTGTGTTTAGATGGGTTGTCGATAAAGACATAGCTACCTGTAGACAATGCGGCGGCCTTTTGATTCAGAATAAAGTATGCACCCTCAACAGCGTCGGGGCCGTCGACCGGTGATGGAAGACCTGGGGCGCATAACAGGAACTGCTCGTAAAGCCTTACCATATTAGGATTTCCTTTCTCCTTTTCATTCAGGATGAGTTTTCCAACACGGTTTAATGGTTCAAGATTACCCTCGATGCGTGAGAACTTGTCGGGCTTTTTACGGTCGTCCGGGGAAATGGGTATCACCCCTTTTGTTTTTGAAGCCTCGTAGAATAATGGAATGAAAACCTGCTGAAAGAAGGGGTCTTGCAAACTATTGTTTTCGATGTAATTATAAACCTGCGTTTTACCGGCCCCTACGTAGTCCTTTACATAGTAATACCAGTCAACGTATTGCGCGTTTGTAACCTGGTCAAGGTAACCGGTTAGCACATATAGATTACCTTCCAGCAGTCCGCAAAGGAACAGGGCCTTATTAACCTTAGAGCCTTTCCTGCTTATTTTGTTGGATGGGGCGGGATCGCCATATCCAATCAGCAAGCGGAATTTATTTAACGGCGGGCATGGCCCCCAGGTCATTTCTTTAAATACAGAGCCCTCAGTTAACGGGGTGTTCATGTACTCAGCCTGATAAGCGGCCGTAGAAACTTTGTCCTTTATTCGTTTTATATTCTCAACCGTATTCTTTTCGGGCCATGTACTTTGCCCAGCCTTATCCTCAACATTTACTATGTCAACAAAATCGGCCATTTTCATTGCCCTGGCCACACAACAATCTTTGGCAATCAAGTTGCCCATAAATACCACCTGAAATGGCTTGCTTATAGATCGGGTCGGGTAAACGGCCCTTTCAAACCACCGCCAGCGCTTATTAATAATATCTTCATTTAAAACGTCCTGATCGGTATCGATATCAGAAACGATGATTTTATCGGGCCTGACCTCCTCATTCCTTGAACCGCGTGGGGACTGATCGGCACCAACCGCCAGAAAGCTAACCCCCTGGGTTGTGATAAAGTCACCCCACGCCCATGACCCCGGTAGCTGCTGGATACCATAGTCATTGGTTATTCGCTCATTCCTTTCTAAATTAATGCGGTACGGCTCAAGCAGCTCGCTGGCCTTATCGTTACTGTTTGAAATAAGAATAACATTGAACTTTTGCCCGGTAAGCGCCTGGTATAGCGTTTCCATCATACAGACAATGTCCTTCGAGAGCTCACGCGCCCACACCCGGCTTTCGTACCACTCCGGGTTAGCCAGGATACGCTTTGATGATTTAATATGAAACTTTGCGGCCGGGGCATAGCAGTACTTCGGGAAATAGTAAACCTTCCAGGCCTCAAAATCTGCCTCAAGGTTTTTTACCCGCTTTTTGCGCTCCGCCTCTGTTTCGTTCAGGTCGGCATGCACAGCGCTCAGGTAGTTATTCAGGTAAACATCCCAGTCCCTTTTTGCCTGGGTATCGGTGACTTTAAATGCCATTTATCAGCGTCTTAAAGTTTCTTTAATAAAGTCGTCGAATATCATTGCCATTTCCCTGGCTTTTTCGGGGCTAATGGGCCTCAGGTAATTCAAAACCCTTTTACATACTTCAACTATGTCGGCGATGCTTGCATCGGTTTCGAGCGTCCGGATGGCCACGGTTAATTTGTTTATCGTATCAGCCTCTTTTGAGTTGGCGAATCGGCTGCCCTTTACACGTTCCATAATGTGGGTGTTCAGCTCGTCGAGCTGCATGTAGAGCCGTCTTAGTTGCTCATCCCTGGTTACAAGCAGTGACTTGCGGAGCTTATCCCACTCAGCCTCATTAGCATTTACCCACTTGTTAATTGTTACGGTTGAAACCCCGGTTCTTCCGGCCACCTCCCTCTGAGATAACCCCTCTTTGGTGTAAAGTAATTTTGCCCAGTCTTTTTTATCCGCAGCCTTCATTTTGGTTAAATTTTCGACAAACATACTTTAAAAAACAGGCTAGTGAAAATAACTAAACAACACTTGGACAGTTATTTGCATAGTATTGTATTATGTTTTGATATTTGCTGCTCAAAGTGACATTGATTAGTATTTAATCAAAAAACGAAACATGGATGTTTAAGGTAGAAAAGGGCACGGATAAAGCAGTAATTACTGCTTACGGCAACGTTGGCGGGTACTTTCTTGACTACCGTAACATTGCTGAGGCCCTCTCTGATATTTCGCGGGCCGGATACAAGCAGGTTGATATTCGCATGCATACCCACGGCGGCAGTGTTATTGAGGGCAACATGATATTCAACTTCATTACGAGTTTTAAAGGGCAGATCGATATATACGTTGACGGTATTGCCGCATCAATGGGCTCAATTATAGCTCTGGCGTCAGACCGGCTTCATATAGCTGAAAACGGGTTTATTATGATCCACAGCCCAAAGGGGTCAGGGTACGGAACCGCGAAGGAGCTTATAGAATCAGCCAAATTGCTTACCAGCCTGGAGAAAAACTTCACAGCAAAGCTGGCAGCTCGTATGGGCAAATCCCCGGATGAAATCCGCTCAATCTATTTCGATGGAATTGACCACTGGGTCGACGCCGATGAGGCAGTCGCCCTGAAGCTGGCCACCGACAAGTTTACCGCCAAAAACGGCAACCTGTCGTTCACAAAGGCCGACGCTGAGCGCGAAGGGCTAAAGGGCATATTCAGCCAGTATACCGCCTTACTTGACATTGTTACACCAATCCCAATACCAGAACCAGACATGAAAATTGTAAACATGAAGCTCGGCTTAGCCGAGGGGGCCAGCGAACAGGAAGCCGTAACGGCCATTGAGGCTACGCTCAAACGCGCCCAGGATGCTGAGGCCGCTCTTAAGGTTTTACAGGATAAAGAGAAGCTTATCCTGAAAGCCGAAGTAAAAACCCTGCTTGATGCCGCTCTGGCCGATGGTAAAATCGCCGCCACTGGCCGCGCCGCCTGGGAAGCCCAGTTTGAAAAAGACCATGAATCGGCAAAAGCACTTCTTGATTGCGTGCCCAAAAGGGTAAGCGCACAGGCGGTGGTTGAAGCCGGGCAAAAACCGGCTGATACCAAGTTGCTCACAATGACCTACGACCAGCTCGACAAACAGGGCCTCATTCTCGAAATGAAAGCCAAGTTCCCGGAGGAGTATAAAGAGCTCTTTAAAAAGGAGTTTGGTACATACCCGAACGCCTGATCCGAAAAGCCAGGACAAAACTAACCAAGGATTTTTAAAACCCAAAACCAAACAAACGTGAAAAAGATCAGTGCATTTTTATTTAACATGGTAGCCGCCACCCTGCTTCTGGCAGTTGTGGGCCTGCCTGTTGTGGCCGCCCCGGCGGTCGCCCTCATCACCGGCTTTCTGCCCACCAGCGGAGGCCTTATGATGGCCATTCAAAAGGAGATATGGCAAAAGGATATCGTAAGCAGCCTGTTTGCAGACAATACCTTTTTGTCGAAAGCCTTTAACGCGGATCAGTATGTACTCGCCGGTAAGGTGGTACACATACCGCAGGCAGGAACCCCCTCTGCCGTTGTAAAAAACAGGGCAGTACTCCCAGCAGTCGCAGTTAAACGTACTGATACGGAAATCAGCTATTCGCTTGACGAATATACCACTACCCCACGCGTTGTACAAGTAACCGAGGTGGTTGAGGCAAGCTATGACAAACGGCAGTCGGTAATTGGTGAGGATAAGGATGCACTGCTGGAAGCCGTGAGTGAAGAATTTATCGACAAGTGGAGCCCGGAAGCCGCCGCATCGGCCACCTGCTACCTGAGAACCTCGGGAGCTGCTATTGTTGCTCACCTGCCGATCGCAACGGGTAACCGCCAAGCCATAACCGTTAAAGACTTTGGCGACGCCGCGGTTAAAATGAACAGTCTTAAAATACCTAAGTCTGAACGGTACGCGCTTATTGATTCCTGGATGTATAAACAGTTGCTTGATAATATGACGGAGGCCGCACAGATTGCATTCCATGCGCAGGCAGATGTTGCAAAGGGGACGATTGGTAAACTGCACGGCTTTGAAATTTACGAACGCAGTTCGGTTACCCGGTACACCAATGCAGCCACCCCGGTTCATAAAACATGGGATACTGCGGCAGCCGCAACCGATAACGCTGCCGCTTTATGCTGGCAGAAAAACAGCGTTGAGCGGGCGCTCGGAGAAGTTGCCGCATTCGACAACCCAAAAGACGCGACTTATTATGGCGATGTTCTGTCGTTCCTGGTTAGGGCAGGCGGGCGCATCAGGCGGGCAGATAATAAGGGTGTTGTAGCAATCATTCAAACGGCTACAGCCTAAACGATACAGCCACACGGCATCGCGGGGGCAGTGAAATTAAACATTCATGCCCCCGCTTATAACCAACCTTTTAACACAATTGCAATGAGCAGGGGATTACGAAACAACAACCCGGGGAACATAAGAATACTTGGTGACAGATTCCAGGGCGAAAAGACCCCCTCGCGGGACTTGGAGTTCAAGGAGTTCTACTCCATTGATTACGGTTACAGGGC